AGATCTTTTAGCTTTTAACTTTTATGGAGATCAAAGTCTTTGGTGGATAATAGCATCAGCAAATTCACTCTCAGGAGATTCATTATATCTAGAACCTGGATCACAAATAAGAATTCCGTCAAATGTACCTGGAGTAATAAACGAGTATAAGTCTGCAAATATTAATAGATAGTTATGGCTGGATTAGATAATAAAATAACAAATATAATAGGAACTAGAATTCCTGTATGGGTATTTAATCAACTAGAAGAAAGATCTAATAGATCATCATCTACTTCTAGAACTAATAATGAGTTATTATATATAGCAAACAAAACTGCTTGGGTTAGATTAGTATCTTCCATAAATTTGAGTGAATCTGATATGAAATTTTTCAGCTCAGCAGAAAAAGGAATACCTGTTTCAATCTCAAAACCTGAAGATTTAGCAAAAGAGTATGTTTTATTTGGAGGAACTTCTAAATATAAAAAACAAGATAATAAAATTATTCAGCAATTAAGAGCTGGAATTGGTCCTGATAAAGCATACGGAATTTTAGGAAATGAAGAAGTAAGAAAATATGGCTATACACCAATGCCTGGTATTAGTGATGCTTCTATAGAAACTCAAGGTAGATTAGGTTCAGTTAGGTCTGCAACAATAAATTTTAAATGTTGGGATAAAGATCAATTAGATATAATAGATGCTCTTTATTTCAAGTTAGGATTTACTATGTTATTAGAGTGGGGACACACTACCTATTTTAAAGCTGGTGATGATAAACTTTATCATTCTGAAGATTATTTTATAGATCCTTTTGCTGAAGATGTAACTAAAGAAAGAATATTAGAACAAATAGCATATAATAACAGAAAGTCAGAAGGTAACTATGATGCTATGCTAGGACTAGTTACTAATTTTAATTTTACTTATAATCAATCTGGGGGGTTTGATTGCACAATAAAATTAATGAGCTTAGGTGTATTAGGAGATACAATAAAAATAAATAATGCTGGATTATTACCTGGATTATTAAAAGAAGAATTAAAACTTTATACAGATACTTTAGCCAGAATAGAAAAAGCAAAACTAGCTGCAGCAAAAGCAGCAGAAGAAGCAGCTGCCAGAAGAATATTAAGTCAAGTACAACAAGGATTAAATAATACTGGTGGCGGAGGAGTAAATGATGCTGGAGTAATAACACCACCACCAGCAACATTTGATAATTATTTAAAAGAAGCAGAAACTAAAAAAACAATTCAAGGTAAATATTATCAATCTAATAAAACAAACACTGATGCAAATGCAAACCCATTAATATCTCTTCAAACTGATAAAGATGGTACAAGTTTTACAAATGTTTTAGCTTTAAGAGATTTAAAAGCATTTTTATATTTTGATGATTCACAATTTAAAACTACAATAAAAACAACTAAAGATAGATTTTTTGGAATATCTCCTAATTTTGAAAATTATATATCAAATCAAAAAAATTGGAACGATATTAGTGTTCTTTTTGGTACTAATAGAAATTATATAATATTTAACTATGTTTCTAGTGTAAATAAATTAAATTACACAATAAAAATAGAATATGCCGGTGCTGCACCTGAGCAAAGATATTTAGATGAAAAACAAATAGTATCAATAACAAGTTATAAAGAAGATCCAACATTTTCTTTAACTGAAATTGTTAATAAATTAAAATCTGTTTTTGGTAATCCTAATAATTTATATGCATTTTCAAGAGCTAATAGTCTTAAACGAGGTAGTGATGGGGTAACACAAGATATAATAGGAACTTTTAGAGTGCCTCTTGGTTTTGAAAAAGATGTTGTAGTAGATTATCTAGGAAAAGGTCTGACTGGAAATACTTCCTTTAAAGATCAATCATTAAAAATTAAATTTGTTCTACCTATTACAATAGAGTTTAATGATTCTTATCTTATAACTGATGTAAAAACAGACGATACGGTAAAACAACCAGATGATTATGTAAATAAACAACAAGCAATTGTAAAACAGGATCAAACGCAAAAACAACCAGATCCACCACCAGCTGATCCATCGTTAACTCCTGAACAAATAAATCAAGCTATAGCCTCTCAATCATTTTTAGAGCTTGCCTTAAAAAGTATACAATTAAAAACATTAAATAGTGCAATAGGAGTAAACGCTATTAGTCTTGATGTTAATAATACTTATGAACTTAAATTATTTGAAGATAAAAATTTAGGATTTTTACAACAAATATTTAGTAACGGTATATTTTCTGAGATTATTAAAGAATTAGCTGATGAAAAAAAATTAAGTGACTCAAATAGTATTTTAAATAAGGCCTTACAAAACTATTTAGCAAATGAAAATCCAAGCACGCAAGATAGATTAATAGTACAAGCAATTTATGGATTTGCTTGTGCAATAATGAAAAATAAAATATCTAATACAGAAGATTTAAATTTATTACAACCTGTATTTTATAAAGACTTATTAAGAGCATATGTAGTACCTTATAAAATGAGTCAAGAAATAATTAAAGGAACACAAACAAACCATCCTGTTTATATACCTTTTGGATTATTGTTGATGTTATTAAATCACTCATGCTCTATATATGATTCTAAAAAAGATTTTTCTGATCAAAGGCCTTTAGTTTATGTAGATTTTAATCCAAATCATAACTTTTGTCTTTCAAATAAAAAACAACTATCTACTAATCCTTGGAAAGTATTAATAGCTGCTGAAGGAGGTCCTGAAGATTATTTAGAATTATTTGATGAAAAAGTAATACAAGATAAACTTTATATAAAACCAACAAAAGATAATAAACAAAAACAACCTATCTTTAAATCAGTATCAGGAGATGATACAATATCAGGATTTATTCTACCTTTTAGATTTGAAAGAAATCTTTCCGCAGCCAATTCAGCAGCATATAGAGGAAAGATTATGCATATTCTTTTAAATATAGACTATGTTACAAATTTAGTAAAAGAATTTAGTAGTAAGGATGAAACTAATAATGTTTACTTAAAACCATTTTTAGATACTATATTAGACGATATAAATAAGTACACAGGAAACTTTAATATTTTTAGATTGAGTTTTAATGATACAGCTAATACATATCAAATTGTTGATGATCAATTAGTACCTCCACCTAAAGAAGAAACCATATCTCCTAAGCCACAAAGCAACGCAGCAGCAAGTTTAACATTACCTTTATTTGGTAAAAATACTATAGCAAAATCTTTAGAAATTAAAACTGATGTTAGTACTAAATTGTCTAATTTAATTGCTATATCTGCAAATTCAACTATAGATTCAAAATCTACATTATCAAGAAATGGAGATAATGTAGGATATATAAATTCTTTTTATGTAGATAGATATATTCCAAATAGAACAGAAATATCAGGTAGTAATACATCAAAAGATTTAGATACATTAATAACAGCTGCATCTCAATTTAATAGTACAATAGTAGATTATTATAGTAGTGATACTCCTTCTCAAGATAACGTATCTCAAGCTACTAACTATTATATAGAAAAAATGGCTAAAGTAAAAAATAAAGATTTTCCAACTAGAGCCTCTGCCATGATTCCTTTGTCAGTAAATTTCACAACTGATGGAATAAGCGGATTAAATATGGGACAAGCATTTACTTTACCTCCTACTTTAATGCCATATACTTATAATATTAGAGGAGTTGAAACACAAGGTTTAGGAAAAGATTATACTAATAAAGTAGGATTTTTAGTAGTTGGATTAAATCATAGTATATCCGATAATGTATGGAATACATCAGTTAAAGCTAGTATGACTTTCTTAAAAGATATCGCTGAGTATAGTTCCAGTGTTTCAGAAGCTAAAAAAGAATTACGTCCAGTTACTAGTTTTACAATGACTGCTAATGGTAAAGGAGCAATAACTAAAGATCCTATTACTCTTGATCAAGCTTTAGCAACAATAGTAGATAGATTAGAGGGTGGATATTATCATCCTTCTATGCTTGAAGATGGTAGATTATCTAAAACAGATAGAAATGTTAGAATATTACAAGGCTCAGGTGAAACTTTATATGGTATAGATAGAAAAACAAATACTGGTTTTACAAATAGTAAAGAAGGTAAAGAATTTTGGTCTATAATTGATAGTCTTAATCCAAATACTGATCCGAAATGGGAATATGGAGACGAACCAAAAGATCCTACAATAAAAGCTAAACTTATAAGTCTTTCATATATTGACCAGAAAAAAAGCTTTAATAGTTTATTTAGCACATATATAAAAGACAATGAACTTAAAACAATAATACAATCAGATGGAAGATTATTTTTTAATTTTGTATATGCTGTTTATAATGGAAGTGGGTATTTTGAAGGATTTTCAAAAAAGATAGTAGAGGCTTATAATTCAGGAGTAAAATCATCAGATGAATTATTGGGTATATTTTTAAATTTAAGAAAAAATATTAGACAAATGCCTAAATTTGCTAATTATGCTGATTTTGCAGTTGAATTAATGAATGGAGGTGCTTATAAAATAGCAGGCATAGTAGGAGTTTCAATATCATAAAAAATAATGAATAATGTTAAGATATTATCCATCATTTAAAGTAATAAAAAATCTAAATGCAGCGAAATCAGAATTTTTAAATCCTGATGGATCTCTTTATAGCGGTAAATATTATTTAACTTATGACGGAAGAGCGTTTTCAGGCGTAAGTCCTGAACTAGGTCCTGGAATTCCACTAAAAAGAAATTTTATAAGTGAAGAATCAACTCTTATATTAAACTCTTTAAGACTATCTACTAGGCAAAAAGAACAATTAGCTCAAAAAACTAATATAAAAATTAATAGAATTAAAGGAAAACCTAATTCTTATTTTCCTCAACCAAATGAGAGTGATTATACAAAAGGATATGTAATTAGATATTTTACTAAAAAAGAAAATGATAAGGGATATATAATAGAAATATCTGATGAAGAATATAATTCTATAGTAAATGGAACAGCTGATTATGATATTAGATTATATCAAGTAACAAAAATACTTTGGAAGTTAACAGGTCCTTTAAGAAATACTAGAAAGTCACAATACAATATTATTCCAGGTATTATAGATACAAATCAAAGACTTGTAGAATCTACAAATAAAAACTTTTTAGGCATAGTAGAATTTATTGCAGGTGACTATGCAAAATTTTCAAGACCTACTATGTAAATAGATTATTTTATATACAAATAATTTTTGTATATTAGTAGTTAATAACAGGTTATGTATTTCATTATTGAAGATAAAGAACAGTTGAGTCGTCTAGAAATGTCTGATCAGGCATTTATTCAAGTAGTTACTTCAAATGATTATTACCATCCAAAATTAGCTAGAGTAAGTTTAATTTATTACAATAATTCTAGTAAAGGATATGTCTTTGTAATTAACCATTGTGAAGGATTTAATTTAGATATTAAATTAGTTGAAGAGTTCTTACAAAAGCACAATAAAATTTATCTTCTTGATAAGAAAATGCACTCTTATTTTTTAGATCTACCTAATTCTATTGATGTACAATTTATCTGTTTAGATAAAAATAATGAATATAGTTCTTTTGAGTGCAATACATCAGTCCATAGGGATTTTTATATTAAGCATCCTATTTTACCTACTATAAACGAAATCATTCCTATTTCTAAACACTATGAGAAATGCGAATGTTTGTATCAAATGGTAAAAGACTACTTTGAACTTGAGATGGATATAGAACTTCAAGACAAATTAGTCGATGCATATAAAACGGTTGAGCAAGCTGGAATAAAAGTTGATCTTAGTTGTCTAAATAAAAAGTACCAATTCCAGCACAAAGAATATTCTCTTTTAGGAGACATAATCTATTCTTACTATAATCTTTATAATTTAACAGCTAGACCGACTAACTCTTTCAATAGTGTCAACTTTCTAGCCATACCTAAAGATAAAGACTTTAGAGAGTGTTTTGTACCTAAAAATGACTATTTGGTAGAATTTGACTTTGATGCATATCATTTAAGATTAATATCTGGCCTTATAGGATTTGAACCTCCTAAAGAGTCTATGCATAACTACCTGGGACGCGCGTATTTCAATACCACCGAGCTCACAGATGAACAGTATAAAGAATCAAAGGCCATTACATTCAAACAGCTTTATGGTGGTATAGAACAACAATACCAACATATAGAGTTCTTTAAGGCATTAGATCAATTTATAGAACAAGAGTGGAAGAAATACAATGCCCACAAAGCCTTGATTTTGCCTACCGGTAGAATATTAAAAAAGCTACCAGGAATGAACAAATTAAAATTGTTTAACTATATTGTCCAGAACTTAGAGACAAAAGAAAATATATATAAGATATTAGAGGTAAATAAGCTTCTTAGCAAAAAGAAGACAAAATTGATATTAATTACCTATGATTCTTTTTTGTTTGATTTTTCTCAAGAAGATGGTAAATCTCTGCTAAAAAAGATTAAACAAATCCTAGAAGGAAATGACATGTTAGTCAAACATAAGTATGGAGTAAACTATGCTTTCTAATATATTATCAATATTTATTAACAGTAAATTAAGGTTATGAGAAATGAGGAATTTTTGGAAATAACATCGGAATCAATTATGAATAAACTTTTTTGTACTTTCTCTCCAAAGGAGTCTTTAGAAGACACTTTAAGAGATATAAATAGAGAGTACACAATCCTATATAAAAAAATCTTTGTCTTAGCTTCACCAGACTCAGAAGAGTACATGTGTACTTATAATATTGAGATAGAAGGAGGTCAGACTAGGATTCTGCCTAATACAATCCTACTTCATAGAAAGAAAGAGTCTAATACTTTGTACACTATAAACGCCTTGAATACTTTGATTAAAACTTTAAATAATGGCGTTTTAGATTCTACTTTTCCTATTAATTGGCCTGACTACAAGAACTCAATCTTGTTAACCCAAGGCGAAGATCTGAAAAGGCTTAACACTACTATCCACAAGATAGTTGCCATTTAACTAGAAAGATTAATTTTTCTATCTAGCCTTTATGTCTTACATTTATCGAAATTAGTTATATTATGGATATATCAGTTATCAAATCAAGATTGTCGGCTCTACAAAATCCACGTGGAGGACAAAAGAAGGACCTAAGCCAAACTATTTGGAGGCCTGCCGTGGGTAAACACTCAGTACGTATCGTACCTTCTGTGTTTAATAAACAAAATCCATTTAAAGAAGTCTACATGCATTATGGTATTAACAACCGTACCATGATCAGTTTGTCTAACTTTAATGAAAAAGATCCTATTGTTGAATTTGCACAAGGACTTCGCAAGTCAAGTGAACGTGACAATTGGCAATTAGCTAAAAAGCTTGAACCAAAAATGCGTGTATTTGCTCCTGTGATTGTTCGTGGTGAAGAAGACAAAGGCGTTCGTCTTTGGGAATTTGGTAAACAAGTTTACATGGATTTACTTTCTATTGCAGAAGATGAGGATGTAGGAGATTATTCTGATCCAATTACTGGTCGTGACATTACAGTTGAAACTGCTGGTAAAGAAACAACAGGCTTAATGTATAATACATCTACTGTTAGGGTTAGAACAAAATCAACTCCGCTTTCTGATGATGCAGATAAAGTAAAACTTTGGCTTGAAACGCAACCTGATCCTTTAGGTCAATTTAAAAGATATTCTTATGATGAGATGAAAGAAGCACTTCTTAAACATCTTAATCCAGAAGAAGAATTGAAAGAACAAGCTGATGCTGTAGAAGCTAAACCTCAAGGAGATCTTCCATGGGAAAAGCCAGCGCAAGGTCAGTATACGTTAAATACGACTAAGCCAAGTGTAGATTCGGCAATTGACGATCTTTTCGATATCTAATCAAATCCCCAACTTCGGTTGGGGTTTTTTAACTAAAAGTTTTGTATGGCAAAATCAGTTACAGGCGCTGTGTCTAGCGCAATCAAAGACATTTCAAGTTTAGAGAAATTTAAGAAAGGCAAAAACCTTTCAACTAGCGTAGTATTTAAAGAGCAAAGATGGATCCCACTTTCTCAAGCATTTCAAGAAACACTACAAATTCCTGGTATCCCAGTTGGACATATTACTCTTTTAAGAGGACACTCAGATACAGGTAAAACTACGGCGCTTCTTGAAGCAGCAGTTAGTGCACAAAAGATGGGAATTCTTCCTGTATTCATTATTACAGAAATGAAGTGGGATTGGAGTCATGCTAAAGAAATGGGATTCGAATATGAAGAAGTAGCAGATCCAAATACTGGTGAAGTTATTGATTATAAAGGTTTCTTCTTGTACATTGATCGTGAAAAGCTAGAGTCTATTGAAGATGTATCAGCATTTATTGCAGATATTCTTGATGAGCAAAAAAGAGGAACTTTACCTCATGACATTTGTTTTTTCTGGGATTCTGTAGGATCTATTCCTTGTAGAATGAGTGTTGAAAAATCAACAAATAACAACGAGTGGAATGCAGGAGCAATGTCTCAACAATTTGGTAACTTTATTAACCAAAGAATTGTATTGTCTCGTAAAGCATCACAACCGTATACTAATACACTTGTAGCAATTAATAAAGTTTGGGTAGCAAAACCTGATTCACCAATGGGACAACCTACGCTTAATAACAAAGGTGGTAACACAATGTATTTTGACTCATCACTAGTAGTTACATTTGGTAACATTGCTAGAGCTGGTACAAATAAAATTAAAGCTACAAAGAATGGTAAGGAAGTAGAATTTGCTAAGAGAACTAGAATTAGCTGTGATAAAAATCATGTTACTGGAGTAACAGCAGTTAATAAAGTTATCATGACAGTTCATGGATTTATCAAAGATGATAAAAAGGAGCTTGATGAATACAAGAAAAAGTATTCTGATCAATGGACAAAAGTTCTTGGATCAAGCACATTTGATGTTGTAGAAGAAGAAACAGCGCTATCTCCTGACATTTTTGACACAGAAGATTAATGAATAAAGAATATCAAAAAATATTCGATTCTCTTAAATCAGAGAAAACCGAAGCATCACTCAATAGTAGAGTTCTACTTATTGATGGATTAAATACTTTTCTAAGAGCATTTACTGCAATTGGTTGGGTTAATAAAGATCTATCTCATATAGGAGGTTTAACCGGTTTTTTACGTTCTTTAGGGTACGTAATTAAATTGGTTAGACCGACTAGAGTGATTGTTGTGTTTGATGGACAAGGATCATCTACTAATAAAAGATATATCTATCCAGAATATAAAGCAAATAGAGGTCTTAATAGAGTTACTAATTGGGATTCATTTGATTCACAACAAGACGAATCAGAAGCTATAACACATCAAATTGTTAGATTAATATATTATTTAAAAACACTTCCTGTTGATCTTATATCTATCGATAAAATTGAAGCAGATGATGTAATAGGATATATAACAGGCAAATTAGATGGCGAAGTAACTATTATGTCTAGTGATAAAGACTATCTACAGTTAGTATCAGATAAAATAACAATCTATTCTCCTACAAAAAAAAGATTCTATGACGAAGATCTTGTTTTAACAGAATTTGGAGTAACACCTAAAAACTTTTTAACACAAAAAATACTATTAGGTGACTCAGGAGATAATGTTCCTGGAGTAAAAGGTTTAGGATCTAAGACAATGTTAAAACATTTTCCTGAACTAGGATCAGATAAACAAATCACTCTAGATGATATATTACAAAAATGTGAAGGTAAGCATAAAATACTAGAATCTATTAAGAACTATGAATTTCAACTTAGAATAAATAAAAAGTTGATGGACTTAAAAGATCCTAATATTCCTGAAGAAGCAATAGAAGAAATAAATAGTGTTTTACTAGATCCAAAAAAGATATATGATTCACAGGAATTCTTAAATTTGTATCATGAAGATCAATTAGGAAATTCGATACCTAATGTTCAATCATGGTTGTTTAATCATTTTCACGATCTACAAAAATATAAATAAGTTATGTCGTCATTAAATCAGTTACAGCAGTACGGTATTAGTTTTCAAATCAAGGTATTATCAAGTTTATTAAAGCATAAAGAGTTTCTACAAAACATACATGATATACTTGACACAGAAATGTTTGATAACCCAGCACACAAATGGATTGTCGGTGAGATATTAAGATATTACTACAAGTATAATACAACTCCATCAACTGATGCTTTACAAGTTGAAGTAAGAAAGATAGAAAATGAAGTATTAAAGATTAGTGTAGTAGAGCAATTAAAAGAAGCATTAAAGAGCTCTAATGAAGATAGAGATTATGTAGAGCAAGAGTTTAGTAGCTTCTGTAAAAATCAACAAATTAAAAAAGCTATCTTAAGTTCAGTATCTTTACTTGAGAAAGGTCAATATGATGATATTAAGTATATGATAGATCAAGCTTTAAAAGCGGGTCAAGAAAAGTCTATCGGACACGAATATGAAAAAGACATTGAAACAAGATATCGCGAAGAAGAAAGAGCCCCAATGCCAACATTCTGGCCACACATTAACGAGTTGCTGATGGGAGGTTTAGGTGTAGGTGATCTAGGTATTATATTTGGTAATCCTGGTGGAGGTAAGTCTTGGATGCTTGTTAATATAGGAGCCGAAGCAGTTAAAAGAGGATATACTGTTTGCCACTACACATTAGAGTTATCTGAGTATTATGTAGGTAAACGTTATGATGCTTTATTTACAGGTATTGATGTACAGAGCGTACAAAAGAACAGGCAAACTATTGAAGATACTGTCAGCAAGATTAAAGGTAAGCTTATCATTAAAGAATTCCCTATGGGAAAAGCTACTACGCACACAATTGAATCACACATTCAAAAGTGTAGAGATCTAGGATATCCTCCAGACTTAGTTATTATTGACTATGTTGACTTACTAAAAAGCAAAACTAAGTCTATTGATCCTAAAGATGCAATTGATGACGTATATACTGCTACAAAAGGTATGGCAAGAGAGCTTAAGGTACCTATCTGGACCGTATCACAGGTCAATCGTGCTGGTGCTAAAGACGATGTAATTGAAGGAGATAAGGCAGCAGGATCCTACAATAAAATGATGATTGCAGATTTTGCCATGTCCCTATCTAGAAAAAGACAAGACAAAGTAAATGGAACAGGTCGTATTCATATTATGAAGAATCGTTATGGTATGGATGGTATGACTTATGCAGCCAAGATAAGTACTAATAATGGGTATATAGAAATTAATCCAGATAGTATGGATGATGATGAATTAACATTTGAAACATCTACTCCAATATCAGGATCTAATAAGTCTTTTAACTCTGGTTTAGATAAAGATGAGAAGGCTTATTTAGCAGGTAAATTTTTTGAGTTAGGATTATAAATTAACCCAAAAAGGTTATATTTATTAAAGAAAATAGACTACTATGAATTTTTTGATCGATTTATTTAGAAAAGCAATTAAAGGAGACAATTTTAGACCTACAGCATCTCCTATTAAGTATAATGACCAAATTGCGCAGCTTAACTCGGTTAATCCTAACCAAGCTAGCAAATTGAATACTAATACGATCAATAAAATTCAAAAGACTAAGCCTACCTTGACTCAAAGTACTTCAGGCAATTCAGTACTTCCAGGAACTAAGTAATTAGTTCAAAACACAACAGATCTTAAATTAATCAGGTTATGACTAGACTAGAAGGAAAGAAAATCTTCTAGAGGCTAAACTATTTTTTAAACTTTTATAAAACAAAAACTAAAATGGACATCACGCAGCAAATTCTATCAGAAATTACGGTATACAACAAGTACGCAAAATATCTACCAGAATTTAAAAGACGTGAAACGTGGAATGAAATAGTTACAAGAAATAAGGAAATGCACCAACAAAAGTTTCCTTCTTTATTTAATGAAATCGAAGACGTTTATAAACTCGTATATGATAAAAAAATTCTTCCGTCAATGCGTTCAATGCAGTTTGCAGGTAAGCCCATTGAAATTAATAATGCTCGTATATTTAACTGCTCTTTTGCTCCTATTGATGACTGGCGTGTATTCTCAGAAGTAATGTTTCTTCTTTTAGGAGGTTGCGGTGTAGGATATTCAGTTCAACATCATCATGTTGATCAACTTCCTGAAATTATTAAGCCAATTAAAGAAAAGCGTTTTTTAGTTGGTGACTCTATTGAAGGTTGGGCTGATGCAATTAAAATATTAATGAAGTCATATCTCGTAGGTGGACCTAGACCTAAATTTGATTTTCGTGACGTTAGACCTAAAGGCGCAATGTTAATTACTGCTGGAGGTAAAGCACCTGGTCCAGAACCATTGAAAGAGTGTTTATTTCAAATACAAAAAATTCTTGATCGTAAAGAGACTGGTGATAAATTAAAGCCAATTGAGTGTCATGATATTATTTGCTATATTGCAGATGCAGTATTGTCTGGAGGTATTCGTCGTGCAGCATTGATTAGCCTATTCTCTTTTAATGATGAAGAAATGCTTACATCTAAATTTGGTAATTGGTGGGAACAAAACCCCCAAAGAGGAAGAGCTAATAACTCAGCAGTTATACTTCGTGATCGTATTCAAAAAGAGGAGTTCATGGATCTTTGGAAAAAGATTGAATTATCTAATGCAGGTGAACCTGGATTCTTTTTAACTAATGATAAAGATTGGGGAACTAATCCATGTGCTGAAATTGCACTTAGACCATTCCAATTCTGTAACTTGTGTGAAGTCAATGTATCTAATCTTGAATCTCAAGAAGATTTAAACGAAAGAGCTAAAGCTGCTGCATTTATTGGTACACTTCAAGCGTCATATACAGACTTTCACTATCTTCGTGATATTTGGAAAAGAACAACAGAAAAAGACGCATTAATTGGTGTTGGTATGACAGGTATAGCATCAGGTGCAGTATTAAAATTGAATATGAAAGAAGCTGCTCAAATAGTAAAAGAAGAAAATGAAAGACTTGCAAAAGTTATTGGAGTTAATAAAGCAGCTAGATGTACAACAGTTAAACCTTCAGGAACAACATCAATGGTTCTCGGTACATCATCTGGTGTACACGCATGGCATGATAATTTCTACATTCGTAGAATGAGACTTGGTAAGAATGAAGCTCTTTATACATACCTTTCTATTTATCATCCTGAATTAGTAGAAGATGAATACTTTAAGCCACAATCACAAGCTGTAGTATCTGTTCCACAAAAAGCACCTGAAGGAGCAATCACAAGGTCTGAATCAGCAGTTGATCTGCTTCATAGACTTGAAAAGTTACATAAAGAATGGATTAAGCCTGGACACAGAACAGGTCGTAATACTCATAACGTATCAGTAACAATTTCTCTTAAGCCAGAAGAGTGGCCGGAAGTTGGCGAATGGGCATGGGCAAATAGAAATAACTATACTGCTTTGTCTTGTCTACCTTATGACAATGGTTCTTATGTTCAAGCTCCTTTTGAAACTATTACTGAAGAAAAATTTAATGAAATCGTTGGTAAACTTCATGAAGTAGATCTTAGTAAAGTAATTGAAGTTGAAGATAATACTGATCAAAAAGGTGAATTAGCCTGCGCAGGAGGTGCTTGTGAAATCATCTAAAGAATTTATAGAAGGAATTCATTATTATTTAGAAAATGGAAGGGTGGTTTTTACCACTCTTTTCCATTTACAACGTGGATCATGTTGTGGAGCAAAGTGTAGGCATTGTCCCTATGATCCAGAGTATATAAAGGGTACTACAAAGAAAAAAGATAAAAATTCGGAAGAAAATTTTATATTTGATAAAACATAGATATGACGGTTACGATAACTTCAGAATACTTATATTTAACTGTTACTTTAATTTTAATGCTTATTCAAGTAATTCAGTGGAGAAAAATGGCTAAACTCAAAAAAGAATTAGAAGATGTTTGGTCACAAATTGGTATATTAGCTATGTCTGCTGGAGGCATGTTAGATAAAATAAAAAAAGATCTAGATGGAAAACAAGACAAATGAAGAATCAAAAGGCTTAGGCGATACTATTGCTAAAGTTACTCACGCTCTTAAACTAGACATATTAGCAGAGAAAGTTGCTAATGCAATGGGTGAAGAAGACTGCGGATGTAATAGACGTAGAGAAAAGCTAAATGAATTGTTTCCTTATAAAAAGAAAGACGAAAACCAACAATAAATAGTTATGAATAAAAGTTATGTTACAGTTGATTCGATAGATAAACTTAAAGATCTTATCGAACATATAAAGTCGTGTGAAATAATCGCATTCGATACTGAGACCAATAGTCTTAATCCTCGTAAAGGTAAGATCATTGGTTTTTCTGTCTCTGGTGAAGTTGGTAAAGGATACTATATGCCAACTATGATATTCAAAGATGATGAACTTCAAGATGCTGTTATTGAAGGTAAACTAGCTCATGATCTTGCAAAGAAAACAATCTCTCTACTTATTGGTAAAAAACTAATCATGCATAATGCATCATTTGACGTTAAATTCGTTAAA